ACAGCAGGGGAAATCGAATTTAACTACTCTTTAGACCCCGAAGCAACTGCATTAAATGCGGTAACTTGGACTAACTTAGATACTATCTACGATGAAACTGAATCATACCCAACATTGGAAAAGCATTTGAGTTGTAGTAGTGGTTCAGATAATGTAAATTTGGCTTATTATACAAAGGTTTATACGGAAGATTGTTGGATTAGTCCAATAGGGCAAAAAGAAGATTAGCAATGGCAATAAAGACATTAAGAGTATTTCAAGAGTTTACTTCCGAGGGGTATGTTCCTATGCCTCCTGCGGGAAACATTGACTATGGTTATACTATTGCAGGTACATTCCCTGAAGAAACTCCAACTACATTTCAATTAGATGATCCCGACTTAGATGTTGAGGTTACTGAAATGACTGACTTCTATGTTTGGATTCGTTCGCATGGTGCAGAATGGAATATTAATTATACTCGTAATGTTCGTGTTTACCCTGATAGCCCATTGATTAACAATGTGGTAATGGGTATCATTATAGCTAATCTTGATTATACAGTTCCTTATGTTGGTGCAACTGAGAATGTGGATTTAGGTGAGTTTGGATTAAGTGGTGGGTTCTTACACTTAGATAATACACCAACTACTGCAAATGTACCTACTACTCCAGGAACTCTTGTTTGGAATGATACTGAAGGTACTGCTGACTTATTACTAAAAGGTGGTAATGTTACTTTGCAATTAGGTCAAGAAGAAGTTCTTCGTGTTGTAAATAAAACAGGGGCAACATTAAACGAAGCTGATTTTAGAGCCGTTAGAATCCGCTCTGTTGCCGAAGGTGGAGCACAAGGTCAAAGGCTTGCCGTTGTATTAGCACAAGCTAATAATGACCCAAATTCAGCGACTACTATTGGCTTAGTTACTGAAAGTATTTTGAGTAATGAAGAAGGTTTTATCACTACCTCAGGTCACATCAATAAGATTGACACAACAGGTGCTAAGTCTTATGGGGGAACTGAAACTTGGGTGGATGGAGATGTTCTTTACCTATCACCTACTTATCCTGGATATTTAACTAAGGTTAAACCTCAAGCACCTCAGCATACAATTATTATTGGTTGGGTTGTTTATGCTCACGCTAATAACGGAAAGATATTTGTTAAGGTTGATAATGGCTATGAGTTAGATGAACTACATAATGTAAAGATTATTAATCCTGTTCTTGATGACTTCCTTATGTATGATACTACACTTAATGTGTGGAAAAATAAGGATATGCATGGAACTAAGGGTTATATCCCTTACTTTAATGATGCAACATTATTCCTTAACTCTCCTTTTTGGACAGATGGTGGATTGATTGGTGTTAATACAATCACACCTCGTTCATTAATGGATTTGAAGGGTACTACTGCCTACACTAAACTAATTGTTGATAACAATGGTGCAACGGGTGGCGGTATGTTTAGTGCTTATCAGAATGGTGCTGAAACTGCAATGTTTGGTACTGATGCTCACTATCAAGCTAATACTTCTTTAGATGCTGCTATTGTAGCCAAGAAAGCTGGTGGTGGAATCCAATTCTACACAAATGGGTCTAACTCTGAGAAGGTAGGAATTAATTCCGATGGCAATATGTTTGTTGGGCAAACTCCAACATGGACTTCTTCTGCTACTAACTTCATTGTAAGAGGTAAGACAGGTGCAGGTCATATTGGTGTTATGCACTACGATATGTCTATTAAGGGCTTCATGAATACTCTTAATAACGTGTTCCAAATTGGAACATCTACATTTCACTCTTTAGCGTTCTTAGTTGAGAATAGCGAAAGAGGTAGAGTTAATTCAAGTGGTAGATTGCTTTGGGGCACAACAACTGATAATGGGGTTGATTTAGTTCAAATCAATGGCTCAATAGTGGCATCTTCTATTAAGAAAAGCGGTGGATTATCTACTGAGTTTTTAATGGCGGATGGAAGTGTTTCATCGGGTTCTACAAGTAGTGGAACTGTTACTTCGGTAGCAGCTTCAGTCCCAACGGGATTCTCCGTTAGTGGCTCTCCAATAACTACTTCGGGAACTCTTGCAATTACTTTTGCATTAGGATATTCATTACCTACCGATGCAAAGCAAACGCAATGGGATACCGCTTATACAAATAGAATAACAACTGCTTCATTGCCATTGAGTATAAATGCAAATGTTATTTCAATTGCACAAGCAACAAATGCTGCTAACGGATATTTAAGTTCAGCTGATTGGACTACATTTAATGCTAAACAATCTGCTTTAAGCGGAACAGGGTTTGTTAAGATTATTGGAACTACTATCTCTTATGATAATACTTCTTATACTCCTACTTCTCGATTAATAACAATTAATGGCACTTCTTATGATTTAAGTGCGGATAGGTCATGGACAATTACCCCAGGAAGTGGGATGCGTAATGTTCAGTCATTTACTGCCACTTCGGGTCAAACTACCTTTACTATCACGGGTGGATACACAGTAGGATTAGTTGATGTGTATGTCAATGGTGCAAGATTAAGTACTTCTGATTATACCGCTTCTAATGGAACTACTGTTGTATTAGGTGTGGGAGTTGTGAGTAATGATATAGTTGATTTTGTTTCTTACACCGCAAGTCTTTCAAGTGGGATTAATGGTAGTGGGGCTACGGGTTATGTACCTAAGTTCACTTCTTCTAATGTACTTGGTGATTCGTTGATTTTCAGTAACTCAACAAATGTTGGTATTGGAACGTCTACACCTTCGGCAGTCCTACATGTAATTGGAACTATACTTTCTTCGAGTTCTGTAACTGCAACTTCATTTGTTAAATCGGGTGGTACTTCAGCACAAATATTAGCTGCTGATGGCTCGGTTATTACGGCAGGAACAAACATCACAATTTCGGGTGGTGTAATTTCAGCAAGTGGTGGAGGCGGAAGCATAACAGGAAGCGGTACAGCAAATTCTATTCCAAAGTGGACAGGAACAACTGCTTTAGGCAATAGTAATATTGTTGATAATGGGGCTAATATGGTTTCATTAAATTCTCGTAGTTTAGTAGTTAATCAAGATTGGAGTTCGGGAGGAACATACCCTGAAGGCTTAACGATTGTTGGAACTTTTGCTTCAATGTGTTTAAGAAGCACAAATGCTAATTACAAATGGTTGTTTCATAACGATGGCTCAGGGTTTTTACGTTGGTATGGAGGCTCAAGTTGGGGGGATACCAATTGGACAAACTTAATGACACTTGATACAAGCGGAAGTTTATTTTTAGGCAAGGATTTAAAAGCATCGGGCATTAGGTTAAATATTAGTTCAGATAATCGTGGTCATCGGATTTACTCTCGTACGATGGATGTGAACTCATATACCACTGCTACCAATATGAGATTTACAGTCGCAGCAGGATATAATGTTCAATTTCAATATGAGGTTACTTTCCATGCAACAAGAACAACTTCGGGTAACTTAGCTGAGATTTGGTATTTAAAATACACTGCTGGTATTGCTTACAATACTTCTGGAAATCCAAATGAAAGGTGGTGGGATTTAAGAGAACAAGCAGGAAATGGTATAGCAGGTGTTGGTCGTAATAACCAAAATGGATATTTTGAGGTTCAAAATTCAGCTTTTGATAGTGGATGTAGATTAACTTGTGTGGTAGCAATAACTTGTTCAAATTGGGATGCCGTAACTGTAACATTCCCATAATAATAAAATAGATGTCAAAGAATACTGATTTATCGGAATTAATTAATTATGTAAAAGGGGCTTCTTCGGGTAAGCTAACTTTTCCATTTTATACTTCTACTACCTCATTTACGGGTACAGTAGCGGGATACCTTGCATTTGATTCAAGTGGGAATATTTTAACTACCACTTCTCCTGCAACGCAATGGACTACAAGTGGTGCAAATATTTATTACAACACGGGTAATGTTGGGATTAATAATTCATCTCCAGCTTATAAGTTAGATGTTGTTGGTGATATTAACATTACGGGTGCATTTCGTATTAATGGTACTTCTATTGGAACAGGTGGAGGCGGTGGTGTATCTGGTAGTGGTACAACTAACTTCTTGACTAAATGGAGTGGAGCAACATCTTTGACTAATAGTATTGCCTCTGATGATGGAACTAACTTCTTGATTGGCACTACTACAAGTTTATATAAGCTAACTGTTCAACCTTCTTCTAACATTAACTTTGGTGTTGGTAAGGCTTCTTTAAATAGTACCGATGATTCGATATTCTTAAATGCGGTAAATAATACTTATGGATCAATTCCATTACTATTAAATGCTGCACACATGGGGTTCTATATTGGATTTAGTGAGGCTATGAGAATTACATCTTCAAAGATTGTCTTAATCAATACTACAAGTGGTGTTAGCGGAGGTGGTCAATTACAAGTTAATGGAGATGTTAATATTAGTGGAACTTTTAAGGTAAACGGAACTGCTATTGGGACAGGTGGGGGAAGTGGTAATATAAGCGGAAGCGGTAGTTCTGGTTATGTTTCAATGTTTACGGCAGGTACTACAATTGGAAATTCAAGCATCTTAACAGAAACATTGGGTTCGGCTGCTATGTTTACCTTGTTCTTTCTATCAAACAATAGTACAAATCTTGGCTATGTTTCATTTATTTCAAGTTCAACTCAAACGGGCGTAATGGTGATGAATGTGAGAAAGGCAGTTTCATCAACTTATGTAAGCACGGATTTATTAATAGATTCAACAAGAGTTATATTTTCTAACGGTATTAGAGCCAACAATTTACCTTTTTATAGTACAGGACTTAGCGATGGTGATTTTTACAGAGATGGAGATACTGTTAAAATTTATTTTACTCCATAATTTCATAAATATTATTATATTTGCTCAATCAAAAACATAAACATCCAAACAAAATGAAAACAAATGCAGAATTATTGACACTTGTTCAATTCTTAAATGCTTCGGTAGGAGAAGGAAAGACTAAGGGTCAAAAGAAATTAATCAAGATTGGAGAAAGAATCCAAAAGCAACTTGATGAGTTTAATGAAAAGAAAGAGGAACTTCGTTTAGATAATGCTTCCGTTGATAAAGATGGGAACTTGTTATTAAATGAAAAAGGTGAATATAATTTTAATAAAGAAGGGGTTAAAAAGCTAAACTCTCAATTAAAGGATTTATTATTAAGTGAAATTGACTTCGACCCAATTCATGTTATTAATCCCGAAGGTTTAGATTCTTACCCATTCTTGAATGGTTGGGTTAAAGGAGTTGAATTTAAGCAAACAGAAGAAGTAGAACTATAATAGATATGGCAGTAGAATTTAAGTGGATTATTGTACAATTAGACACTAAGCCCCAAGAGGATGGCTTACAAGATGTTGTATCCGTTGTTCATTGGAGAAGAAATGCAACAGAGGAAAGCTATATTGCTGAATCTTATGGCACTATGGGTTGTGAAACTCCAAGTTCTACTGATTTTACTGCCTATCCTGATTTAACACAAAAGCAAGTAGAATCTTGGTTAGATTCTGGTCTTGATGTTAAAGCTATTGATAGTAATTTAATGTCCGACATTGAAACTCAGAAGAATCCTCCTATCGTTGTACTTCCATTACCTTGGATAACTCCTGAATCATAATGAACTTTGACGAAATAATAATCCCATCTATTACAGGTGCTTTTGGTGCTTTCATCTCATGGCTTGTTGGTCGTAAGAAAGAAAATGTTGAGGTTCAAGGAAGTGAAATTACTAATACACAAGAGGCTATAAAAATCTGGAGAGAGATGGCACAAGAGATGTCTGATAAGGTAAAGGAATTAAGTGATAAAGTGGATGCTCTAACACAAGAGGTTCACTCGCTTAGAACTGAAAACTCCGATTTAAAACACAAATTAGGACTTGATGAAAATCACAAAAGTAAGCCAACAAGGGCTAAATCTAATTAAAAAATACGAAGGCTTTAAATCTAAGCCATATTTGTGCCCTTCTTCCGTGCCTACGATAGGTTTCGGAAGCACCTACTACGAGGATGGGCACAAAGTCAAACTTACCGATCCACCGATTACCGAAGAAGAAGCCACAACATTGTTGATGGCTCTTTTAGTTTCATTTGAGAAAGCGGTTGATTCTTATTGTAGAGATGACATTAGTCAAGGCAACTTTGATGCTTTGGTTTCATTTGCTTACAATTGTGGAACTTCTGCTTTGAAAAGTTCAACACTTCTTAGATTAGTTAATGGCAATCCATTTAACCCTAAGATAGCTGATGAATTTAAAAAGTGGAATCGTGGTGGAGGTAGAGTTATTCCTGGATTAGCCAAACGCAGAGAAGAAGAAGCTAAAGTCTATTTCTCATAAACCCAAACCAATGAAACGATTAATTATTCTATTCACCGCATTTGCGGTAATTACCTCCTCTTGTAAGCCAACTAAGCATCTTACACAAATAAAGGAAACCATTAAGGTTGATACTTTTACCCGTAATGTAGATAGATACATATACAAGTCTATTCATGACACTCTAACAATCGAAAATCCGTGTGATTCTTTGCGTTTAAAGGACTTTTATTACAAATCTAACCTACCACAAGGGAAGGTGATAATTCGTTCCGTAAAAGGCAAAATACAAGCTACTATTGATATTGATTCAATTGTGAATGTATATGAACTAATGTATAAATCAAAGCTATCAAGTAGTTCAAATGTAATTACAAAGTATGTACGTACAAATATTATCCCACAATGGGCATTAATTACGATTCTTATTGAAACACTTATAATCGGATTGTATATCTACTTCCGTATCATATTTCCTAAATAATCTTAATGGAAAAGAAAACTTATTCGCAAGTAGTATCAGATGCTTTTGCGATATTCAAAAACGAAGGAGTTAGTAAAGGATTAGCTTCAAGAAGGGCATCCGAAGGAACTTCCTTTAATCCCGAAACAATCCGTAAGGGTATTTCTAAGATGGAAGCTAAGTTAGCAAGACAACAAGATAACCCAGGGCTTGCAAAACATTGTGAAGAAAGAGGTATTGATATAAATGGTGTTAGCTTATATTGGGATAAGACAAAGTATTACTCGGTTGCGGTTCGATTAGACAAAACTGAATCAGATTCTTATTTAGAAAAAGTTAGAAGAATTGTTGAATCATATAATCCTGATAAAGTAAGGAATATCGAAAAGGTTAAAATTGATTCGCCAAAAGCAATTAAGGCAACCCTTTCGGATATGCACATTGGATTAAATCCTAATCCCGATAACAAATCAATATTTGCTTATGAGTATAATGAAGAAATATTTAAAGCTAATATTGATAAAGTATTCAATTCAATATTAAAGGAATATGAATCTAATGGCAGGTTTGATTTACTTGTAATAGATGACTTAGGGGATGGGTTAGATGGGTGGAATGGTCAAACTACTCGTGGAGGTCATAAATTAGAGCAGAATATGACTAATGAGGAGGCATTTAGAGTTTTTGTTGAAGGTAAACTAACATTGATTGAGAATTGCATTAAGGCTGGTATAGCCAATGAAGTAATTGTTAGAAATGTAGCTAATGATAATCACTCTGGAAGTTTTGCATCAATTGCAAATATGACTATCAAAATGATACTTGATAAAACATATAATCAATCGGATGTAAATTTCTATATCTTAGAGAAGTTTATGGAACATTTTCAATATGGCGACCATACATTCATCTTAACTCATGGGAAAGATTCTCAATATATGTTTAAGGGGTTGCCATTTGAGTTAAATGACAAAGCAACTTCATTTATCAATGATTACATTGACCATTATGATATAAAAACAAAGTTTATTCACTTAGAAAAAGGTGATTTACATAGGGTTGGATATTCAAGAACTAAGAAGTTTGATTATAGAAACTTTATGAGTTTTGCTCCACCTTCTGCATGGGTTCAGCACAACTTTGGAGATTGCTATTCGGGGTATTCAATACAAACCATAAGTAAGTTTAGTGGAGAAATTTCACACGCAGATTACTATTTTGATTTGACAAAGAAATTGTAGTAATTGCAAGTGCGTTCATCGTGTTTCATTGGGTGTTGTGGTTTGGTTAGCAAGGTCGGGGAATATCTCCGACTTTTGCTTTTAAAATGTACTTGTTATCATACCATAAGAACTGATAACAGGTCTTTTTTTTAAACAAAAATACCCACCAACAAAGTCAATGGGTATTCCGAAAAAACACTATGAAATCAAACTAAAATCCTGGAGATTGATAAGATGGATTTATCTCCCTAATCTTACTCGTTGCTACATCTATAAATAAATCAGCAGTTCGGGTATCCCCATCTCTATTTTTCATGAAAATATATTCAATTACATTGTCATACACTACATTACTATTCCCTTCTTCTTTTGCTTTCTCGTATTTATAATAGTCATCTCTGTATAGCCCAATAACTACTGAAGCATCCTGTTCTATCTGACCCGAAGAACGCAAATCTGACAACTTTGGTCGGTGAGAGTTTCTGCCTTCTGATTGGCGATTCAATTGTGCTGCACACAAGAAAGGAATGTTCAACTTCTTTGCCAATTGTTGAATCTTTTTTGACACAGAGCCTACTACTGCGGTTTCATCGTTGCTTCTTATCGAACTATCCGTAATTAGTTGTAAGTAATCCACAACTACCATGTCAATCTGTTTTTCACGGACAATCTTTTGTATTAAAGTGGATAGATAATTAATATCTCGGTTTGCTCCATCATACCAAGTGATAGGTAGCTTTTCAAGGTTAGTAACTGCTTGCTTTTGGATGTTGCTAAATTGGTTAATATCAATCCTACCTGTTTTAATTTTAGAGTAAGGAGTTGAATCATCCAATTGCCCACTAATCATTCGGTAAATCAAGGATACAACAGGCATCTCTAAGGATAAGAATAATACTTTCTTATTCATCTCTCCCGCACATCGTGAATGTTCGAGTAAGCAAATGGTTTTTCCTTGCCCAGGTCGTGCAGCAAATAGGATAACATTACCCTTTAACCAACCACCTGTAACATTATCTAAGATGTTATATCCTGTTGGAACTCCAGATAAGCTCCCATTAGTCATCACATCCCCGATATTTTCAACTGCACAACTTAAAGCAGACTTCATGTCCATAACTTCATTTGTGTCATCTTGAATAATATCGGTAGATGCGACTTTATTTATCTTATCAATAATTGAGAAATAATCTTCGCCATTTACTAAGGCATTATTTACTTCTCTACTCATTGTAAGAATATCTCTTTTACCTTTAAGTTCTGCTAAGTAGTAAATAACCTCTTGTGCATTTAAAGGAGTTCTTGTTGTAGAAGCCATCATTACATCTACCCAATCATTACTTCCTTTTGATTTTAAGCGAATAATAATATCCGATTGAGTGAATGTACCTTTTTCGGAAAATAATTCAACACAAGTCAAATACACAGCCTTAGTTGTTCCAAAATGGAAAACATCAGGGGTGATAATCTTTTGGATGTCTTTTGTGTAGCTTGGGTGATTCATCAAAAGGGCTAAGATTTCCCTTTCGGCATCTAAATCGGTAAATGCTACTTTGTCTAATTGTTTCATAGTGTTGTTGTTTTACTAAAACTTGAATGGGTTCACCACATTTGGTCTATTAATACCTCTTGGCATATACCCTTCATCTTCCCAAGTGCGTTGATTAAGGTATGTAACAGGGTGCTTTCTAAACTTAATATCTGGTGTTGATTTTAAATAGTGTGGCAAAGTTTCAAATATTTTCTCAATATCTTTCATTGGTAGCTTTAAAAACTTTGCTTTTGCATCCTTTGTACCAATCTTTTTATCATACATATCCCAAAACTTATTGAAATGCTCCTCTTTTTCATCTACCCATTTAAGTATTTCATGAGCATTAACCTTTGGAATTTGCGGAATTGCTATTGGTTTATCAATATGGTAAATTAATTCTAAGCCTTCCGTTGCACTTAACTTTGTTTCATTAAGTGAATCAAGTAATTCAAGACCGGTTTTGCCAGCCCATT